GCAACCAGTGGAAGCACGCCCTAGAGGATGTTCCTACCGCTCAGTTGGATCGTTATGAGTTGAAGCGTAAGTTGTATCGTGCTGTTGCTAATGTGAATATCCTTGAAGGTATTCGCTTCTATGTGTCATTCGCCTGCTCTTTTGCTTTCGGTGAGTTGAAACTGATGGAAGGTTCAGCAAAAATCATTAGTCTTATTGCCCGTGATGAGTCACAACACCTAGTCATCAGTCAGAATATCCTAAAAAATTGGGAGAAGGGTGATGATCCTGATATGGTTCAGATCGCTACAGAGGAGCGTGACTGGATCGAGAGCACATTCCGTTCTGCTGTAGAGCAGGAGAAGCAGTGGGCAGACTATCTGTTCAAGGATGGTTCTATGATTGGTCTCAATGAGAAACTTCTACATAACTACATCGAATGGGTTGCTAATCGTCGTATGAAGGCGATTGGTCTAGATCCAATCTATGATGTTCCTGCTAAGAACAATCCTCTACCTTGGACTGAGCATTGGACTAACTCCAAGTCTGTCCAGGTAGCACCACAAGAAACCGAGATCACTTCTTATATTAGTGGTGGATTGAATCAAGATATGAAGGAGAATCAGTTTGCAGACTTCTCCCTCTGATAAATAAGGTCAAGGACCTCCACCGACTTTATCAATGACTAGAGAAGAACTAATTGAAATCGCACTCACTGGATCCAGAGGGTGCGAAATTGACGAAGATGCAACCAATTTATACGTTGACCTAGCAGAGCACCTCATCACTAGAGGTCACGCTAGTACCATTACTGAAATCGATACAATTCTGGAGGGTATGTCTGTGGAGGACGCCACTGGAATTCTAGATATGATTGAAGATGGCACTATCAATGAGGGTCACAAAGAGATTGCAACCGGCGAGAAGGTTGATGCTGAGGGGTATATGCTTCTCCGTCAACTCTCTACCGTAGAAGAGGCACTCAATCGTATCCGCACATACATTGGTGGAGACACTGAGATGCAACTACCTGCTTGGGTGCAGGCAAAGATGGCAGTTGCTGCTACTGATATTGATACCGTAGCAGATTATCTACTTTCTGATGCTGGCGTCGATGCATGATGACCACGAAGACACTCCTATACCCCCCTGGGTGTATGTGATGAGTGTCAGTTTATTCGCATTTACCATAGTTTGTTTTGGGGTCTTGGTGTTAGGGATGATTATTCCCTAACAAAGACCCTTTTTTATTGTTTAAATTTTCGTTAAGTGTTAATATATACTCAGCGTCTTACGTCAAAACAATGAAACGTATTTTGTCCCTCCTCGCTGCCGGTCTTACTCTGACTGCGTGTGGGTCCGGTGGTGCTAGAATCAATGCCGCTGGTGCAACCTTCCCTGCCCCTCTCTATATCGCTTGGGCAGGTGAGTATGCAGACCTAACAGGAAATCAAATCAATTATCAAGCAGTCGGAAGTGGTGCTGGTGTGCGTCAATACACAGCAAACACCGTAGACTTCGGTGCTTCCGATGCTGCCATCCCCGATGAGAAACTACCCGAACAAGGTGTAGTCCAAATTCCAACAACCGGTGGTGCAATCGCTGTCGTATATAATGAACCATCCTGCCCTGAGGATCTACGCCTCACACAGAAACAACTTGCTGATATCTACCTAGGAAACATTATCAACTGGTCTGAGGTTGGTTGTGGAGACAAAGGTATACTTGCTGTATACCGCTCAGACGGGTCTGGAACCACCAAAGGATTCACTGCCTCTCTATCTGCCTTCTCCGATGAGTGGGCGTCTGAGGTGGGGTCTGGTAAGGCAGTAGCATGGCCTGTTGGTGTTGGTGCCAAAGGTAATGCTGGTGTCGCCGGTCAGATCCAGAATGTGCCTGGGAGCATTGGTTATTTGAACTATGGATATGTCACTAACATTAACGACACAGTCAACGTGGTGGCGCTAGAGAATGCCTCTGGTGAGTTTATCGTCCCATCTGCTCTAAGTGCCTCACGAGGTCTAGCAGGTATCGTTCTGGACGATCAACTACGTGGTTCTGATCCCAACCCAGCAGGCAGTGGTGCCTATCCTATCGTCTCTCTGACTTGGATTCTTGCCTACCCAGAGCATCCAGACAATGAAACGGTCAAAGACTTCCTCCGTTACATCCTCTCTGACGAAGCACAAGATAGATGTGAGGAGTTAGGTTATGTGCCTCTCCCACTAGAGACACGACTCGCTGCCCTTGAAAGGATTGAGGGTCTCAAATAAGACACAGGGGGGACTTGACATCCCCCCTTTTTTTGTCTATAATCGACCTTGTGGAGGTTGATAAGAGCAGCTATATAGAGTAGAATGATGAAGAGAATTGACAGAAGCAGAGTATGAAAACCCATGGATCTATCTGGACAGACCTTTTACTAGTAGCGATGTACACGACTACTTTGGTTTTGTTTATCGTATTACCAATCTCACAAACGAACGACTCTACATTGGGAGAAAGGTTTTTTGGTTCAAGAGAAAACCCCCTGGTGGAAAGAGGAAAGTAAAGAAAGAATCAGATTGGAAAAAGTATTACGGATCAAGTGATGAACTTAAAGCGGATGTCAAAGCACTTGGGAAAGAAAACTTCCGTAGGGAGATTATTTCGTTGCATAAGACTTTGGGCAAAACAAACTTTGCAGAGACAGAAGCACTCTTCAAATACAATGTCCTAAGAGAAAAGATGGAAGATGGTAGTCCTTTATACTACAATCACAATATACTAGGTAGATATTACCGGAAGGATTACTTCGATAAATAAACTTATCGTTTAATGGAATTCCATGAATATCGATTTTCAAAACTTCTTCAAATATTATGATGAGAACCTGAAGCATCATGTTGAAGCAGTTAATCAGTTAGAAGCAGCAATTGCAAAACTAGACCCAGCATTACTTACAGACGATGCTGAGTGGGTAAAGACTTATCGCAACAAAGTCGATACCAAACCAGAGGCAGAAGACAGAGAGATTATCCTTCCAGTCCCATACTATCCTCAGACAGACAACTACACACAACCAGACAGGACTTGTAACTCATCATCCTGTGCTATGTGTCTAGAGTATTTTAAACCTGGGACACTCAATGGTCCTAAGGGTGATGATGCATACATCCGTGAAGTATTTGCTGTTGGTGATACTACGGATCATAGTGTCCAGACAAAGGTACTCGAAGATTATGGTATCAAGTCTTCATTTAAATACAATCTAACCTTTGATGATCTTGACAGAGAGCTAGAAGCAAAGCGTCCTGTTGTGATTGGCATCCTACACAGAGGAACTGTTGCAAGTCCTAGTGGTGGTCATATGGTAGTTGTCATTGGCAAGACTGCTAGTGGAGACTATGTCTGTAATGATCCTTACGGCAGTATGCTGGATGGTTACACCGGCAGTGTATACAATGGTAAGGAAGTTGTATACTCACGCATCGAATTGACCACACGATGGACTGTAGACGGTCCTAACGATGGATGGGGGCGTATCTTTTATGCGAAGGTGGAGAGCAAAAGTTCTGACTATGGTACGCTGCCTAAGGCGGGTGTGGAGTTGATTAAGCAGTTTGAGGGTCTACATGACCTTAAGAGTGATGGGATGGTCCACGCCTATCCTGACCCCCTCTCAGGCAGTCTACCGATCACTATTGGTTGGGGTTCTACGAAGGACTTGGATGGTAGTTTGTTTGCACTTGGTGACAAAATCTCTAGAGAGAAAGCAGACATTCTCCTCAACACCCAGTTACAGCGGGATTATCTTTCTATATTGGAGAGGTCTGTGCCCCATTGGCACGAGATGAATGACAACCAACGTGGCGCATTGCTGAGTTTCGGTTATAATCTAGGAGCACACTTCTATGGGTCTCCAGGATTCGATACTATTTCACGAGTCCTTAGAGAAAAAGAGTGGGACAAGGTTCCTGATGCTCTCTACCTATATAGAAATCCCGGTTCATCTGTGGAAGAAGGTCTAGCACGCCGTCGTAAAGCAGAAGGAGACTTGTGGATGAGTTGACTTTATTATTATGTCTGAATCAAACAAAAAGTATGTGATGGAAACATTCGCCCGATGGTTTGACGGCGAATGGGATAATCATAAGCAAGCACAAATGTATCCCAACAGGGCATCGTTTGTTCATGTAATCCACGAGAAGATAGCATTTCACGAGTGGAGATGCTCTTATCGTTTCCATAGATCCAAGTTTCCATACAGAGACTTCACCCTCAAGCAATCCTATGAGAATGGTGTTGTGGTACTAAAAAAGGGACCAACTCGAATGGAGTGGTCCCTTGGCGGGGGTTGTTTCACTTGTAGCAATGTCACAGAGACACAGGATATAAAGCACTTTTATAATGCGACCCTAGGAAATAGACATTTCTTCGTAGAAGACCAAGCGTGGAGAGGTGAATCTCAACTCTGGGGTTTGGAAGAAGGCATAGTATACGAGTTTGAACGATCCAATTTATTAAGAGGAGGTAGTTCCTCATCTAAAAATACTTGATTGTTGTCAATCATTTCACCTAGTTGGGCAATACAGTCATCGAGACTGTTCATTAGTTCATGACGTGGAGTCATTGTGTGAAATAAAGAATTCAATACTATTATTTAGACAATCTTCTCATTCAATTCTCAGGTAAAGTATGGTATAATACATACTTTGTTGTTTCTTAACATTTGTTTTGTTTCTATCTAAGAGAGCAGCGGTTCTTACCGCAATACTAAGTACAGCAATCGTTTTCCCCGCAACGGCACAACTCCCGGTGCCCCTTGAAGAACAAGTTGTAGAGGAAATAGAAACGGTTGAGACGAGATGGGTCCTTGCTAATGGAACCCGTGCTGAGAACTATATTCTCGAAAGATTGCAAGAGCGAGGTATCACTGACAAGTATGCCCTTGCTGTAGTCCTTGGTAATATTAAGCAAGAGTCTAAATTCTACTCCAACATCTGTGAGGGTGGAGCACGAGTCAACTATCATCACTGCTACAGCGGTGGGTATGGTCTCATTCAATGGACCACTGCCTCTCGCTATCACGGTCTTGGACACCACGCTAGAGCAAACGGGATGGACCCCTCGTCTCTAGAGGCACAGGTTGACTACCTATTCGCTGAGTATCAATGGCAGCGCATTGAGCATCGTATGAGGACTCCAGGACAATCAGTATCCTATTATATGAATAGTGCATACTCCTGGTTGGGATGGGGAATCCACGGCAATAGAACACACTATGCTAATCAATATTTGAATCAGATGGCACAGGTAGAAGTTGTTGTAGAGGATACATCTAAATAAATCCATCTACACTATACTCATGTTTAAGTTTCACTACGGTGCTAAAAAGAAATCTCCCAAACGCATTTTTATTGTTGGGGCAATCTTGGCACTCATAGCGGACTTACTTCACACTCTACTGAAGGTGAAGAAAGAAACCTTGTGGGATCTTATTGATGACATAGGAAGAACTTTCAAAATCGAAGACATCAACGATATAATCCTTGCTAATTCAAAGTTTTTAGAAAGGAGAATCGAAAGAGATGTTGATGTGGCGTTGAAAGATTACGAAGAACAAGTAGAATTGGAGAAGGTAGTAATGCCTGAACCTACTTTTACTGAGACACTGGAGGGGGAGACTCCTCTCGGTGGCGAGATGAGGTCCACTTACGATTTCATGGAGAAGAACGATGACCAAGTATGATCAGATTATTAAAAACCTCAATAGAGCACTCAAGGAAAGTCACCTTTATAGTGACGAGGAATTGCATTTTATGAGACAGCAACTCCGTACTCTCAGAGAGAGTAAACTTGAATTCTTGCAAGAGGATAAGAATGGATTTGGATCTTAAAAAGATTGGCGAAGGATGCCTTCGCGTGACCTCTCAGAGAATCGATGACATTGATGAAGGCATTAAGACATTGATTTCTAATATGAAAGTCAAGATGGTTGAGTGGCACGGCGTAGGTCTTGCTGCACCTCAAGTAGGATACAACGTGAGAGCGATTGTTGTTCGTCTTGGCAATGGTGATACTCAGGAGATGATTAATCCACGCATTAGTTGGACATCTACTGAGAGGCAATCTATGAGCGAAGGTTGTCTAAGCATCCCTGAAATGTCAGTGGATGTTGACAGACCAACCAAAATCCGTGTCAAATTTCAAACTATCACAGGCGAGCACAAGTACTGGTCCCTACATAACTTTGACGCCCGTGTTGTCCTCCACGAGATGGATCATCTAGAGGGCGTGCTGATGACTGATTACGCAAATGAAACTCTTCCCAGATAATACACCTGAAGAAGAAAAAGAACTATGGGAGAACTTCCCCGATGATCATTATGACATCGGTGGGATGATGACCATACGTGGTCGGAAAGACCGATTAGAAAACCTACTCAAAATCGAATTTAAAAAAACTACTAATTAATTAACATGGATGACCGATTTGCTAGCGAACTAAAGCTAGACCGTAAGGAATGCCCAAAATGTAATGCCGTTTGGATTAACGGTGAGCACTACTGGCAGACAGGTGCGAAAGGAAATGAGTTAGACCTCGCAGGTCTAGTCTGCAACAGGCTTGGAGACCACCAATGCATCAATCCACTGAAAGGTGAGGATGGTGGAGACTCATGGGAGAAGAGACTCGGTGATATGGAGGCTGGATTCAAATCCAGGAAGGAGAAGATGGAAGATGATAGAAAGAAATTAGAAGAAGGTTT